GCCCATACAAAGCAGGTTAAGGCAGCTAATGTCCTTAACAATGCCTTTAACTCCAGTTTTACTGGTGGCGATGGTAAAGAGCTTTGTGCAACAGATCACCCGCTTTCGGGTGGCGGTACGTTGGCAAACGAGCCGTCTGTTGCGGCAGACTTGAACGAAACTTCGCTTGAGGATGCTATGATTAGCATCTCTGGTTTCGTCGATGAACGCGGCCTTAAAATCGCCCTGCGGGGTATGAAGCTAATTATTCCTCCGGCACTTCAATTTGTTGCCGAGCGTCTAATGGCTTCGACTCTTCGTTCGGGTACTGCCGACAATGATGTGAATGCTCTTCGCAGCATGGGCATGCTGTCGGAAGGCTACGTCATTAATCACTTCCTTACTGATACCGATGCGTTCTTCATTAAGACTGACGCACCGAATGGATTTAAGCACTTTGAACGTGCTCCAGTCCGCACTCAGATGGAGGGTGATTTTGATACAGGCAATATGCGGTTCAAGGCTCGTGAGCGTTATTCGTTCGGATTCTCGGACCCACGTTGTGTGTTTGGTTCGCCGGGAGCATAAAACTCCAAAAACACTTTATCAAAGGGCGGCTTTTCAGTCGCCCTTTTTTGTTTTATAGTAAATTAATTCCTGACAGCGAAAGCTGACACTTGCCACGACAGGAGATTTAAATGGCAAATACTACCTTTTCGGGTCCAGTCCGCTCAAAGGGCGGATTTAACGTAATCAACGAAAGCAGCACTACCGGTGCAATTACAGAAACAGGGTTTTCTGTTAATTCAACTGGGCAGCTTGTTTCCATGGGAACAAGGAAGATTCAATCTTTTGCTGGCTCTCTCGCTGCCACAACTGCGGCTAGCACTGCATATGCCGATGGGGACGTTCTTGTAGAACTTGGAACGCTTAACACAGATGCCCCTGACGGCCTCGTAACTCCTACAAAGTTTTTCATTCATAGGGCTTTGATTGGTATTACAACCGCCGCTGGGCAAACTCTTGTAGGCAATCTTCAACTTAGTGCTACAAGCGGGACAGCGACAAACGCAGCTGTTTCTTCGGGAACAGAGATCGTTGGTGCTGGCGTCACATCATTCAATGAGCAGTTGAGCGCTACTCAGTCGATTACTGAGATCGACATTAACTTTAATGATACGGCTGGAAACTATCATATCTTTGTTCCCAACGTGACGGCAGCAATCGCAAGCAAAAATTTGTATGCGGCTGCTACAACCACTGTAAACGCTGATGTAACCGCTGGACGCTTCACGGTTGAACTAGAATACTCAGTATTCTAAGGAGTGTCTCATGGCCGGATCTGACGTAAGGGCAAAACGTATCACTGGCACCGGTTCTGTCGGTGTTGGTCCTGCTCGTATCAGACAGATACAATTAAAATCAGCTTCTGGCACACCTCGGCTAACTGTTACAGATGGTAACGGTGGCGCGACTGTGTTAGATTTAGATTTTAATGCATCTGATACACACTCAGTAAACATCCCAGCAGAGGGTATAAAGGTAAGCGACATTCATGTCTCTACTCTTACAAATATCACTGCTGTGACGTTTTTCTTTAACTAGGTGCGTTATGGCTCGCCGTAAGGCAAAAATGCCAAAGCGTAACAAAAAGAACTTTCGTCCTACTGAAAAGGGCGCGGGTATGACTAGAGCTGGGGTAGCTGCATATAGAAGGGCGAACCCCGGTTCTAAGTTAAAGACCGCTGTGACAGGAAAAGTAAAAAAGGGTAGTAAAGCAGCCAAACGACGTAAATCGTTTTGCGCTCGTTCTGCTGGTCAAATGAAAAAGTTTCCTAAAGCAGCAAAAAATCCAAACTCACGTTTACGTCAGGCTCGTAGAAGGTGGAAGTGTTAATGAAGGCCGAAGAAGTTTTAAAACTGCTAGAAAAGCACGAAGCCGAATGTAGTCAGCGTTATGGGGATATTCAAGATAAATTGAAGGCTCTCGATAACCGGATGTGGGGACTCATGCTTTTAGTTGTTGTTGCTGCAGGTTTGGAGCAACTTATCTGATGGTGATTGGTCGCGCACAAATGCGGCAACAGGTTTCTAAACCTCCGCAAAAACGGAAGTGGAGTGCGAAAAGAAAAAAGTCTGTAAATTGCAGTCGACCGCGTGGTTTTAGTGAAAAGGCGTATTGCGCGGGGAGGAAAAAACGTGGGAAGACGAAAAGATCCTAAAGTAGGAACAGGAAAGAAACCTAAAGGGTCCGGCCGAAGACTTTACACGGATGAAAACCCTAAGGATACTGTTAGAATAAAATTTGCTACTCCTGCGGATGCTAGAGCAACCGTTGCAAAAGTAAAAAAGGTTAAAAAGTCTTTTGCAAGGAAAATACAAATACTAACAGTAGGTGAGCAAAGGGCGAAAGTTATGGGCAAAACAGAAGTTGCTAGAATTTTTCGTCAAGGTAAAGAAAGCATAAGGAGGACTAAAAAAGATGCCTAAAGATGCTTGTTACAGAAAAGTTAAAGCTCGCTATTCGGTCTTCCCATCAGCGTATGCGTCTGGAGCGATTGCTAAGTGCCGAAAAGTCGGAGCAGCTAACTACGGAAAATCTAAAAAACGTAAAAAATCGTCTTCTGGAGTCGCGAGAGCGACTGGAGGAGGCTATGGCAAAGCACTGGAACGTGCAGCAAATAGAAGAAAAAGAGCGAGTTCTCAAAAAAATGTTGCAAGAGGCTGCGGAAAAGTCATGTCGGATAGACGAAAAGTGACGAAGTACGCTTGAGGATTTTATGGCTGTTCGAAAAACAAAAGCTGGTCTTGCTCTTAAACGATGGTTTAAAGAAGATTGGAAGGATGTTCGTACAGGTAAAAAATGTGGTCGTCGAAAAGGTGAAAAAAGAGGCACACCGTATTGTAGACCCAGTAAACGAATCTCTTCAAAAACTCCGAAAACTACTGGTGAAATGACAGCTTCTGAAAAAAGGAGTAGGGTTAGACAAAAAATTAAATTAGGTCAACCTGCAAAGGGCAAACCAAGGAATGTAAAACCTCTTCGTCGAAAAAGGAGAAAATCGAAATGAAGAAAAAAGGCATGGCTAAAGGCGGTTATCGCGGCGGTGTAAAAAAGATGTCTAAAGGTGGAGCCGCTGGCGGCGCACCGAGGCGCATGGTAGCCGATCCCGCTGTTGAAGAACTTAATCCCGGTAAAATTGTTGATGTTACAGAGATGGCCATGGGCGGTTTCGTAGATGACAAAATGGTTAATCGGATGATGGGCGGTGGGCGTCCTAAAGGAATGGCAAAAGGCGGTGCAGTTGGTGGTGTTCGTCGGAGATCCAAAGGTGGGTCTGCGGGGGGTCTTAATGCTGCGATAAGAAGAGTAAAAGCCGGGAAGTAACTTGCCATATTTACAAAGCAATATTTCGCATTTCAAGTGTTGGGTGCGAAGAGAGTACACGCATAACCACATGAAATATCATGGCGAGTTTTTACACGCTATGGCGATTGCTGTAACAACGATCCCAAGTCGTTGTTTGAGCTTTCAAGTTTTGTTTACAGGTTTCGAAGTGGACGGAGAAACCGATGAACAAAATGTTCATGGTGGGGCGATGTGGGCGCGTATGCCTATTACCGCATTAGTTGGTGATACGCCGTTTGAAAAATGGCCGGAGCCAATGCCTGTGCATTTTGCTCAACCGTGGGATTGTATGTCTCATACGCATGCAGTTTATCGTTTAGACCGAGCGCATCCGTGTCCGTGGTTAGCAAAAATTGACGGTGAGTTTTACCCTGCTAAATATTATTTTACTGTTGATTATACAGAAAGTGAAGTAGCGGATGATCCCGCACAACACAAACAAAGTCATGTTTTAGAATTGCTCGATGCGGGTAGGTGGACAGGAAATATTGTAGCGCTACCTAATAATCGAGTTCGTGTTACACATCCAGCGTGGTTTGAAACCGGTAACGGCCCTCCAGACTTCCGTCCATCACAGCATATTCACTATTCAAAATCTGATTTAGACTATACCATGGACGTAAATCAAATTTTTGATAATCTGTATGCGAAAGATGACTGATGGCTGTTTCAGATTCTCGAAATTTTAATATTGACGTTTCTGACGCAATAGAAGAGGCATATGAGCGGTGCGGGATCGAAGTGCGTGCTGGTTACAGTTTGCGCACTGCGAGACGTTCTCTAAACCTAATGCTAGCAGAATGGGCTAATCGTGGAGTTAATTTATTCACGATTGAACAGGTAACAACAACGCTTACTGAGGGTACTGCAAGCTATACGCTTGGTGCGGACACCATCGATATTTTAGAAATGGTTCTACGCAGAAGCGGAACAGATACCACAATGTCTCGAATTGGCAGGGGTGAGTATTTAAATATCCCCACTAAAAGCGATAAAGGTAAACCCTCTCAATTTTTTGTAGACCGGCAAGTAAATCCGGTTGTTAATTTGTGGCAAACTCCAGAAAATTCTACTGATCAAATTGTTTATTATCGTTTAGTTCGTATTGATGATGCGGATACTTACACGAACGATTTCGACTTGCCGTTTAGGTTTTTCCCCTGTTTAGTTGCAGGGTTAGCATATTATTTAAGTATGAAAGTGGCTCCTGATCGAATCGCTGTATTAAAATCTGTTTATGATGAAGAGTTTGCTCGAGCCGCATCTGAAGATCGAGATCGTGCTAGTTTGAGATTAGTTCCGAGGATTATTAGCTGATGGGCTTCGCTACTGGAAAACACGCTAAATTTATTTCGGATAGAAGTGGTTTTGCATTTCCATATTCAGAAAGAGTACGGGAATGGAATGGAGCTATTGTTCATATTTCTGAATTTGAACCTAAGCACCCTCAGCTAGAACCGTCCATAGATTTATCCGATGATATAGCAATTAAAGACGCGAGAACAGATAGAACTGAACCAGCAGTCGCTCGTCTTTTAAATGTTGATCCGTTTCTATCTAGTTCTTCTGGCTCAGCTGTTATTACAGTTATCGAAAACAATCATGGTCGTTCTAGTGGTGATACTGTGCGGTTTAGGGAGACAGTTGGCTTTGATGGGTTTACTAGCGACATTCTTGAAAACAGTTCAGGTTATTCAATCACGGTTACTACAACAGATCAATACACCTTTAGCGCATCAAGCGGAACAGCAACAACGGGTGGTAAACGCGGGGGTGGTGAAAATGCGACTGCGGGACCGGTGACGTTGGAGAATTAAATGGCGTTTACGTTTGCACAGTTAAAAACAGCCATACAAGAATACACAGAGAATACGGAGACTACATTCGTAACGAATGTAGACGATTTTATTCGTTCGGCAGAGGATCGAATTTTTTATCTTGTAGATTTAGAATATTTTCGCAAAAACGCCACAAGCGCTGTAACTCAAAACGATCCATTTTTATCGTTACCAACAGATTTTTTAGCTTCTTTTTCGTTATCCATAACGAATAGTAGCTCAAAAGAGTTTTTGTTAAAAAAAGATGTAAATTTTATTCAGGAATTTAATCCTAACTCAGCTACAACAGGAACACCAAAATATTATGCTAGATTTGATGTGGACAACCTGATCTTAGCTCCGACCCCTGATAGTAACTATGTCTGTGAATTTCATTACTTCTATCGTCCAGCTTCGCTTACCGCAGGAGCAGACAGTGGCACGACTTGGTTGAGCACAAACGCCCCGAACGCCTTGCTTTACGGCTCATTATACGAGGCGTATATTTACATGAAGGGTGAACCAGACATGCTTCAATTATATGATAAGCAGTTCACCGAGGCACTTTCGAGACTGAAAGATCTGGCGGAGGCTAGAGAAAACAGTGATGCGTATCGCAGGGGTCTACCGGATCGGCCTCGTACATAAGGAGTAGGAGATGGCCACATCCAACGCAGCAACTAACTATTTAGAGCGGAGAATTTTGGATTTTATATTCAAAAACAACTCGCTGAGTTTCTCCTCGCCAGGTGACAGCATTTATGTCGGCTTGGCAACTGCGGTATCTGCGGCAGAGACAGGATCTGTTACAGAGGCTGACTTCACGAATTATGCAAGAGTGCAGGTTACAGCTTCAAACTGGACCACGATTGGTTCCGACTCCACAGACACGCAGACAGCCACAAACGCAGCTAATATCGACTTTCCGGCGGCAGGCACTACCACAGCAGATGTGATAACTCACGCATTTATCGCGGACGCCTCGTCTAGTGGCAACATTTTGTTTGTAGGCGCGCTTGATGCTAGCAGAACGATTGACGATGGCGACATCTTCCGCATCAATGCAGGGAATCTCGTAATTGAGATAAAGTAAGATGGCACTCGTACTCAAAGACAGGATCAAAGAATCGACTGTTACTACCGGCACTGGCACTTATACATTGTCTGGTGCCGTTACTGGTTTTGAGGCGTTTTCCTCTGTAGGCGACGGTAACACCACCTATTACGTTTGCACGGATGGCACTGACTTTGAAGTTGGGATTGGCACCTATACGTTAAGTGGCACGACGCTGGCGCGTACTACCATTCTTGAATCCAGCAACTCTGATTCTGCGGTAAACTGGAGCGCTGGGACGAAGACAATCTTCTGTTCGCAGCCTGCCGAGAAGGCCGTATTCCTGAACGCAAGCGACAATCTTGAGATAGGCGGCACAGCACAGATCAACGGCACAAACGGCGTTACGATCAGCACCGGTGCAATATCTATCAAAAACAGCGGCGCACAGTCGTATGTAGACTTTTACTGTGAGTCGAGTAACGCACACTATGCAAGGTTGTTGGCACCCGCGCACTCTGATTTTGCTGGCAACATAACGCTTACGCTACCCGCTACAACACAAACACTTGTTGGCACAGCGGGGGGTGCTTTTGCGGGTGATGTAACCTTCACGGGTGACAACTACAACATCGTCTTCGACAAGTCTGACGATGCGCTTGAATTTGCTGACAATGCGAAGGCTGTGTTTGGTGCGGGGGATGATTTAAAAATTTACCATTCAGGCAGCAACAGCGTCATTCAAGATTCCGGCTCAGGTCATTTGTTTATACAGGGGTCATCGGTACGGATTTCAGACACATCAGCAAACCTTAGTGCAGTATTTGAAGATGGCGGTGCAGTAGAGCTTTACCACAATGCCAGCAAAA